ATTTTTGATAAAATCAAATTAATATTTTTAATTGTTTCAATTGAATTTAGATTATCATCATAAAATGTAATTTGATCATAATCTTCTATCTCTTCTTTTGTGAAAGTATCTCCATTTGTTTTTAATCCTAATAAATGTTGTAATATAATTTTAGATTTTAGATATGCAATTTCATCTATATTTTTGTTATAGAATGTTTCAGATATAAAATAATATTTCTTAATAGATAACCCAATTTCTAATAATTTTTCCTCAAGTTTTTGAATTTGTGGTTGATAATTTAATTTTGTATTATTTGATGATATGATATAGATATCATCATTTGTATTTATAATAGGTCTGAATATATCTAAATTAAGATCAAATTCAATTGTGTTTGATATATCAGGATTTAAAAATTCTTGCATAGATATACCTAAATTTGATATGTCTATTTTATTTTTTTTAGAAATAATTTTTAATTTATTTATAAACTCATTAGATACCCAAAATGATTTCCCATTAAATTCAATTTTATTTCCTTGACTTTGTAAAACTCCAGATTTGAATAGATTAAATTCATCAATGTTAATCTTCATAATTGGACTACTAGGGTTGTTTTTATCTATTATCCAGGGTTTTGATTTTGATTTAAGAATTATATCTAGTTCGATAAAATGTGAATTCATCTATTATATATAAAAAAAGATGGTTAAAAACCATCTTTTTATTTTTAAATAATGTTATTTTCTAATGCGAACTCATATAAGATTGGTAAATTTAGATTTTTAAGAAATTTATTTTTAATATCATTTAAGGTCTTTGATTCTTGTAAAATATTTATAATTGTTATTCCAAATTTTTCTTGATATAATGAGGAACAGTCTTTCCAGTCTTTTTTATAATTATTCATTATTTTCCATTCTAAATCACCGCCAGATAACCAATATAAAGATTTCTCAGGTACTATATTATAATAGTCAATATCTTTTAGCTCTAATTCCCAGAATTTACTATCCCATTTTTTAAATTTCATCATAATAGATACCGCTTCCCCTAAGTCTGTTGTTATGTTATTTCCTATTTCAAAATAATAATTATTACCCTCTTTATCAATTTTTATCAGATTATCTGACCAAAAGTCAAAGCTTCTCATTGTTGCCACTTTTTTCCTTTTCATAAGTTAAAAGTTATTTTTTATATCAATTTTGATTATTATTTTAATTTTATCCCACTATTCCATTTTCCTTTAAAATTTCCGTTTTCAAATATTCCATTTATCCAATTTCCGTAAAAATTACCTTGTTTGAATATACCATATACCCAGTTTCCTGAGTAAAAGTCACCCGATTTCCAAATTAATGTATTTTTGATAATTTCTAAGCATGAGTTTTCGATCTCAGAGTCAATTAGCCAATAAAACTTTTTTGATTTTAAAATAGAATCAATCTCAGATTGATTCTTAATGGATTTTCCATCCATTGATAACTCTAAATACCTCATAATCTAATTAAAAATATATATTTGGTTATAATTTTTAATTATTAGAGTATATGGATTTTTTTGAAAAAAATAAATATTTCCAAATGAATGGAAATATTTATTTTAAATTGTCAAGAAATTGTTTTTCATCAGATTTTAAAGACTCAATTCCGTGTTTTGTAATTTTTTCTAAGATTACATCTACATCAAATTGCTTTGGTGTTTTAGCAATAGAAAATGGGGTTACAGAATTTAACAAATTAGAGTATATTTCAGTGTATCTAACAGTTGGATCTTTTTTAAGAGTATAGGCAATTATTAATTGATTAGATAAATCAATCCAGATTTTAGCAAATCCATTTTTTTTATTCAAAGAAATAGAGTCAAAGTCAATTTTATTGATTTCACAAACTTCTTTTAGTTTAATGTGGTTAAACATTCTAAGATCAATACAAACTATAGTTGACTTCATGATATTTTTATGTTTATTTGTAATACAAATATAAGAATAATTTAGATAATTAACAAATTATTTTTTATATATACACAAAAAGGCTAATATTTTATGAGGAGAATACTCAATCGAGATTCCTATTTAAAAGATTTAAAGGATTATAAATATATTAAAATTAAATCAATTAATGAAGAAGCACCGTTCGCTAATGATATACCTTGGGGTGATTCTTTGATTGGTAGACTTATAAACTCAATATCACGAAAAACTAAAATTGCATTTAATAAGCGTAGAATAAGTGGATTAGTTAATGGGTTGAAGTCTACATTTGATGAAATGTTAGAAATTGGTAAGTATCAAATATCTAGTGATAATAAGTCTCTAGTTTTATTTTTAAAAATCTCTGATTTATTGGGTCAATTAGAAAAGCAAGTTAGTAATGAAGAAGATGTAGATATACTAATATCTACAACACAATCGATAATCGATAATGTTTCTTTATATGAATATGATAATAAAGAGATAATGATGAAAAGTCTTGATGATTTTTTAAATTTTTTAAAATCTTTAAAAAAATCTGAATCAATCGATAATACTGAAGAAATATCGGGATCAAATTCTTTAAATTCAGATGAGATATTAAAATATTCAAGAAGTCTATTGCAGTCAATTGTCGATATTGATAATTGTATTAAAAATAACGTTGTTAGAATAGGCGGCGGAAAAGAGTCATATGATAATAAAATTTTATCAAAAAGATCAAAATTGAAAATAGGTCAGGAATATTATTATACTAATGATAAGGGTGATAAAAAGATAGTTAAATTAATTAGTTTGGATCACTCAATTAAAAGAGCACCAGATAAAAAATGGTTAACAGGTGATGATATTAAAGGAACAGAAATTTCACCAAATGTTTATATTATTTGGAAATTAAAAAAAGACGATTATTCTGATGTTGAGACTGGTCAATCAGTTAGTCCTTTAAGATTGTCTGAAATAGATAGTAAATCGGAAAATCCAAAGGTGGAAAATCCATCAGGTAATACTAATACACATTTTAGTGATGATAAATATAAATTATTATTAAATCTTTATCAAAAAAATAGGAAAATAGATATTTTGAAAAATATTATTGAGATGGCTAAAAGCGCTTTATCAATTTATAAGTCAAAAAATGATAAAAATAAAATTTTATACTACTCTAAAGAAATAAAGGAAAAAGAAGCATTGTATAATCGAAAATTAAAATCGATTACTTCATCTGATCCTGTTTTAACAAAAAGTGATAGACTTAAAAAGGTTTTAGATAGTTATGAATATATTTTTGAGGGTGAGGCAAATTTACAAAAGATTGAAATACACGCTAAGAATGCATGGAAGAAAGTAGTTCAATCGTATAATAGCTCTAAAGTTGTAAAGTATATACCACAAATTGAGTCTTTGCTTAATGTGTCAATAGAGGACGGAAAAGAGAATTTCCAAAAATCAAAGTCTACTATTAAAGCAATTTGTGATCAAATTGTTAAAAATAAAGAGACAATTGGAAAGCCAATTTCATTTGATGATTTAATAGTGGAAAATCTGGAAGTATCAGAAATTGCAAAATCTATATCACTATTTGGAAGAGTTATACTAGCATTTAGAGATGATTTAAATTTACTAGATACATATGGAAGCGCGACTAGCCCAATGAAGTTGTTTATAAAATCATTTAATTTTATAGATAGTCAGTCTTCTAAAAAAGAATCTTTTCGATATTCTAACTTTTTAATGATTAAAGAAAGAAATGAATTTTCCTCACAAATTAAAGAAAAATTTGATGATATCTTTACAGATGATATTAGAAAACATTTTGAAATCTCAGATCAAAAAAAGACAGAGTATAACAATTCAATTAAGGAATTACCAGCAGGAGAATTTAATTTTTCTACCTATGACCCAATAATTGAAATAGTTAGGTTATTTAATAGAGCTTGGAGAATTCATACACCTGGTGTAATACCATCTGGTAGGACAAATGGTCAGGTTTCTAACTCAGTATTTAGAGAATACGAAAATTTAGGTGGTAGTGGTGATCCTAGTAATCCTGGAAGTGGACCATATAGAAATATTGTACTATATGAAAATTGGTTTGAAGCAATTCAAGATATATTATCAGATGTGAAATATAGACCAATATTTGGAGAGAAAACCGTATTTAAATTTGGCGATGGTGATCCGATTGATAAGGGTGGTAAAATACTTTTAAGATTTGTTAATTCGCTTTTATCTGATAGTAAAATGTATACTGGGGGTGCTATGTCTAAATTTCTATCAGAGTATTTTAATTTAGATTCTAAAGATGTTCCATCTGATGTTACCGCATTTACAGGATTTAAGTCTGACATAAAAGATAATAAAGTGACATCAGAAAGTATATTACAAACTGAAGTTAACTTTATGCCTATTTCAGAGCTTGAAAGCTTTAAAGAAAAAGATTTATATAAGTTATTTAAATCTAATGATTTTTCCAAATTCAAGAACCTAGCATTTCGATTCACCGTTAATTCAGATGAGAATAAGATTGAATATTATTGTACATTTAAGGATGTGGAAAGCGGTTACCCTATTTTATTTTTTAGCACAGGAAGATTTCCTTATGATTTAACAAAAATAACAGGATTACCTAAAAATACAACATTGCCATCAAAAATATATATTGCAAGTTTAGAAAAAATAAATGGGATTTTTAAGGAAAAATCTATATCGAAAATAAGATTTATAGATTTAGTTCCAGATATTGATGAGTCAAATGTTAATGGTGGTTCTGATAAAGACCGTATATCTTTTAATATTTCTAAAATTGAAATATTATGCGAATCAGATTCAAAGGAACCATACTTAGGACTTTCCAACTTTATTAGAAAAAGCAATCTAACAAATCAAAAAATTGATAGAGCAAAAATTATTATCAAGAAATGATCTATATTAAAAGGTATGAATCTATTTTTTCAAGCTCAGATGATGACTTAGCATTACAAATTTATAAAAGATTAAAATCCTCTATATCTAATAAGGATATTGTTTCTGATATACAAAAATTTGCAAATTATAAAAGAAGTGTTAAAATAAAAGCTAAAGATAATACGTATGATCTTGCCATACAGAAATCATCAAATGATGATAATTTTGTTTTCATACTTAATAATAAACATTATGTTAATAAAAATGGCAAATCAACTGTTTCTAAAAGTATATGCCGTAATATTTGGAATCTATTAGATGATTCTTATCATAAGAATTATTATAATAAAGAGACAATTAAAAAGGATTTTAAATAATATCTTAATATATAAGGTATGAAATATGTTAAAAGATACCTTTTATTTCTTGAAGATGAAAATACAGATGATGTATATCCACTAAGTCCAGATTCGCAGTTACAGTCTAAGACAGATTCTTTACATAAAGATGTTGCTTCAGAGGTTCAAAATAATCTTAAAGAATTTCAAAGTAAGAAACAAAAGATGGAGGAAATTTTTAAAGATGTAAAGATCACTAATGATGTTGATTTAGAGAAGGCTCTTATTTCAAGCATCTATGGTGGTAAAAAAGAAAACAGGCAGCGAAATAAGTTTTTAAAAGGATTTGAGTCTATTTTAAGATCAGATAGAAGAAAGAATCTATTGCAATCTTCAATAGGACAAGATACAGATAGAATTAAGCAAACTACAGATGATATTAATAGATTAAATGATGAATCAAGAATAACAACAGATTCAAAAAGATTGGATAGTATAAAGAATAGCCTTGATTTAAATAATAAAAGAATTAAGGAATTAAAGGATAATATTCAGAAAAATAAGTCTATTTTATCAAGAGATTCTATTTCTTGGCAAAAAGAAAGGGATGAGTTTAAGAAAGATATGGTAGATGAGGAAAATAGGCTTAAGAAATTAGCTACTAAAATATAAAAAAGTGAAAAAGTTCGTTTTTTCTTTTTTATATATAAGTACATAAAATAAAAAATAAATAATATGACACTTCAAATCGGTAAATACAAAAGACCAGGAATCTTCATAGAGGAAATTGATAAATCAATTATTACAAGTCCAACAGTTGAGGGTTTATCTAATTTGGTTATTGGATTTTCTAAAAAAGGACCAGTTAATACTGCAGTTTTATTAAAAACTGTTGGGGATCTTGAAAGAATTTTTGGTTCCATTGATAGGCAATTAGAAAGAAAAGGATCATTTTTTCATAGAACAATTTCTAAGATGTTAGAGTCATCGCCAGTTTACGCTGTAAATTTGTTACTAACAGATGACGCTCTTGACACTATTGAATATCAATCTTTGTCTGCTACAGCACAATATTCAAATGATGTGGAAAGAACTGCATCATATAGAAGATTTTTTGATACAACAGGATTTTGGAAAAGAGATACAGATTCATTTATTAGTGTTTCAAAATCAAATACAGATTATCAAAATAGAGTATTAAATTTTACAAATTTATCAGATAGATTTATAACTGTTTTTTGTATTAAATCAGCAGTATCTGGATTTGATAGATCATTGTTAGAATGGTATGGATCAGTTGAGAAAATGCCACCTTATGTTTATTCTACTGACTTAGCATCTGAATATTTAGTTGATGTTGTTGTTGTTGGTGGTGACTGGTCAAATTATACAGATTTATCAGTAGATCCAAGATGGTCATCATATTTTTCATCAACAGGTCTTAAACCTTCTCAAATAAGAAATTTTGCAAGTGATAGAAATATTACGTTGCTTGGATATTACGAAGGATTATCATTAATTCCTTACTTTAGGGATTTAAGTGGTAAAAATATTTTTATCGAAACTATTATTAATAGAGATACTGATAAAACAGGATTATTCTGCGCATTCAATAACGATTTATTTGAAACAGATTATCCAAAAGGTCTTATTGATTTAATAGGAAATTCATTAGTTGGTGATGATTTATTAAGTAATCCACCAACAGCAGACGAAACATATTACCAAACATTAGATGGTAATGATGGAAAAGTTGATGGTGAACTATCAATTAATTTCTTATCATATAATGAAAAGATAACTGAGACTATTACGTTTGCTAATAAAATTCTTGACAGACCAGGAAATGTTGTAGCTATTTTTGGTTCAACATCTTCAGTTAAATTAAATACATTTACTCATTCATTTAATGACTCTAATACCGTTTTAGGTGGTGTTATATCAGGACCAAATGATGATGTGAATTTAGGATTTGCTAAATACGCTAATAGAACATATTGGTTTACTGAGGGATATGTTAATGATTTACGAAGAGGTGGTAATTTCGTAACTACTACTCAAAGTGTTACAATGACATATTTAGTCGACTCAACATCTGATAATGGTTATGCTGTTATTGGTGGAAAATATATTGAGCTAAGTAGCTTGACATATTCTGTTGTGTTACAATATACAGATTACCCACAATTGGGAACATCTTCAGGAACACAATCATACAATGTTGCCTATACACTTGATAGTACTGGATCAATTTCAGCTAAAAAGACTGTAGTTGCTAATACTAAACCTGCTGTATCAGCTACTGATATTGTATTAGGTTGGGGAACAGTTAGTCTTTATAATGGTTCGTTTGTAACTGGATCATACGCACCAAGTATTACAGATATTACTATTGATACTACAACTGGTGGTGGTGCAAATTCATATATTCCTTTAACATTTAATACTGATTATAGTTTTGTTACAGCATCAACACCTCAATTAACATTAAATACAGGAGATTTCCAAGTTGTTTTCCTAAATACAAATTCAACACCAGATGTTAAAGACTATGCACAATATAGAAAGTTTAAATTATTTAATTCAGTACTTACATATATTGATTCTGCAGCTTCAACAGAGGGTCTTATGTTAATTTCCCCACAATCTCAAACAATTAAGAAGAGTTTGTCAGAGGTTACATTTAGTAATATTAAAACAGGTACAAGCGTTAATAAATCATTTGTTATATCAACAGGATTATCAGCATCTTATATTAGTGATATAATCACTAAAGGTGAATTAGTATTCTATAAGAAAGATGATGAGTTTGTATTAGACTATGGTGGATTTACAACAAAAAATACAATCGCTGATCTTGATTCAAGTGCTGGGACTGCATCAATGGGTGTTGTTGGTAAATATTCTACATTTTATAGTAGATATGATCAAGGATTAGTTTCATCTGAGGATTTATTTTTCCAAAATAATATTTATGATGAAGTACAGGTTCAATTCATTGAAGGGGCTGGTATAACTGCATCATTAGATGGATATAATTATATTGTGTTTAAAGTTGATAATACAAGAACATATGCAAGTAATAATTCAACATATTTTACAGCTGTTGATACAAAAGATAGTTATAAGTTCTTAATAAATGGGTCAATTAATAGTGGTGTATTTACAACTAGATTAGACCAAGGATTTTCAACAGCAAATAATGTATCATTTACTAATCCAGTAGATCCTAGTGGTTCATCTGGTGGTAGAGCATATGCAATCTATACAGCAAGTAATGGTACTTATAATACTTTAGATAATGCAACTTATAGTTATTTTGCTTTTGAGATTGTTGAAAGTATTTCAGATGAAACAACTTCAATAACAAAATTGTATGATTACAATAATGATTATGATGATAAACCATTATATCTTAGAATGTATGAGGATGATAATGCAAATCTTGTTGTTAATTTCGCAGATAATACTTTAAATACTTTATCTACATTAGGTTCTGTATCAGCTAATGATCCACTTGAGACTAATGGTACTATTTATGTTAAATCTCAAAAAAGTAATTATAAACAAGCAATTGAGGCAGAATATCCTTCAGGATGGACAGATGTTTCAAATAAAATTCTAGTTAAAAAAGATAGATATAGTGAGATAAAAGTAGGAGATTATTTAGAGGCATATTATGATGAATCTACGTTGAAAGCTGATCAAATGCCAAAGAAATTAACTAGAATTTTAACAAAAAGAAATTGGAGTGTTGATTCTAATTATGTGGAAATTTCATGTGATTCAACAATTAAGTTGAGAACATTTAATGGTGATAAGCAGACAAATCGATATACTAAAGTTGAGGATTATGTTACATCATATAAGGCTATATCTCTTAAAGGATTTAGAATTAGAGAGGCATCAATGCCAGATGGAACAGAAGAAAAGCAAAGTGCAATTTTAGATGTTGTAGCGAAAGGAACACCTTTAGCAAAAGCAATTACAAATAAAGAAGCATTTGACTTCCGATACTTAATTGATTCATTTGGATTAGGATTAACTGAAGATTCAAAACAACAATTAGTTGATATTTGTGGAGATAGATTAGATGCATTTGGTGTATTGAATATGCCATCATTGAAATCATTTAAAAATTCTGCATCACCATCTTTTAAAGATGCTGATGGGGTTTTACAAATGGAATTTGTTGCTAAAGGAGGAGATCCTGAAAGTAGTCCAGCTTTTATTTACTCATTTGGTAAAGGAACTGGTGTTACATCTGTTGGATACTTCTTACCATATGTTACAGTTGATGATTCTGGTAGACCTATTGACATTCCACCTTCATCTTATGTTGGTACAACATTTATGAGAAAACATAATAGCACAGTTACAAGTATTGTTCCTTGGACAATTGCAGCTGGTGTTAATAATGGTAGAATTACTGGAATATTAGATCTTGAGCAAATCTTTACACCTACAGATCTTGAATTCTTAAATCAAGCTCAAATGAATCCATTAACATTTAAAAGAAATAGAGGATTTGTTATTGAAACTGAAAATACAGCTCAAGTACTTTATAAGTCAGCACTTTCTTATATTCACGTAAGAGAGGTATTGATTGAACTTGAAAGAGAGTTATCTAGAATGTTGTTAGATTTCCAATGGAAATTTAATACAGCAGAGGTTAGAGCTCAAATTAAATTACAGGCTGATGTTATCTGTGAGAAATATGTTGCTCAAAGTGGATTATATAATTATTTCAATAAAATTGATGAAGAAAATAACACATCAGAAATAATTGATAATCAAATTGGTGTACTTGACACATTTGTTGAGCCAATTAAGGGAATGGGAATTATTGTAAACAATATAACAATCCTTAGAACTGGTGCTATTTCAGCAGGAGGATTTATTAATTCCTAATTAATATTGAAAATAAAAAAGGTCAAATAGAGATATTTGACCTTTTTTTTATAAAACTTCAAAAAATAAAGAATCTTTAGATTTAAATAAATAATTTTGATAGGCATCTTCAGCTAAAAATGGACACATTGGTGCTAAAACTCTCATAAATTTTTCTAAACAAAATTTTAACACATATTGACATCTTTGACGTTCTCCAGAATCTAAGTTGTATTCATATAGAAATGATTTCGTATCAACATCTAAATATTGGCTGGAAAAATCTGTTACCCAAGACATCAATTCCTCAAAAACTTTTCTATAATTCATTTTAGAATAATTTTCTAAAACATTATTATACATTAAATCACACCTGTCCAATGAGGTTTTCTCCTTTTCAGTCATTTCTAGCTCACTATTGGTATAACCATACATATTTCCTAATAAGTATTTTAGTGTATTCCTAAACTTAAAATAATATCCTCCACAACTCTTTAGCACATCATCACCCAATTGTGAATCATCACTATAATTAACTACTGATGACCATAACCTAAAAACATCACTATTATATCTTTTCTGTACTTCTTTTGGGTCGACAACATTTCCTAAAGATTTTGACATTTTTCGACCTTTACTATCTAATACAAATCCATGAGCCATTAGACTTTTATAAGGGGACTTACCCGTCATTGCAACAGAGGTTAACAAAGATGATTGAAACCAACCACGACACTGATCTGATCCTTCAAAATAAACATCGGATTGTCCTCCAACAACTGAATACCAAGAAACACCAGAATCAAACCAAACATCAAGAGTGTATTCACACTTAGTCAATCCTAAATTTTTAAATTCATTAGGTAATAATTCATCTTCTGTTTTATCAAACCAAACACTAGATCCATATTGTTTAAATAGATTCACAAGATGATTTTCTAATTGATTATTTAGAAAAGGTTTCCCATCTTTAAGAAATACAGCTAGTGGAAACCCCCATTTACGTTGTCTTGATAAACACCATCTATCTCTTGATTTTAACATATTAGTAAGCCGATTCTTCCATCTATCATCTGAAAAATTCACTTCTGATAATACATCCAATGCTTTTTGTCTTAGATCGCTAAGATTTAGAAAAAATTGCTCAGTTAATTTAAAATAAACTGGTCCTCCTGTTCTCCAATCATGTGGATAAGAATGCTCATAATATTCTGTCTTAAATAACATATCACCCATTTGTGATACGACCCATTCAGATCCTTTATCTAAACAAAATAATCCGTTATCAAGTTTTCCATGCATATCTGTTAAATCCTTGCCAGATAAACCATTTTTTTGGCAAACATCAAAATCATCTTCACCATGTGAAGGACATAAATGTACTAATCCAGTACCAGTATCAGACTTTACAAAAGTATCTGTTACAACGACACCATTTGTATTTGTTAATGAGTTCTTATATTTTAATCCATCTAATAAACTTCCTTTATATTCACTCATTAAATCTCCACCTAGTAAATGATATTGTGATTTAGCAACTACATAAGTTGTATTATCTAATCTTGTATCAACATAGTCCAAATTTGGATTTACACAAACCGCAACATTTCCTAGTACTGTCCATGGCTGAGTTGTCCATAATAAAAGCTTACGATTATCCTCTAAAGTAAAAGTAAAATATGCTGATAGATCTTTTCTTGTTTTATACTTTAATTCTGATTCAGCCAATACTGTTTTTGAAGAAGGTGAATAGTAAACAGGTCGACTGTCAAGATATACCAAACCACTATTTAAAAAATTGTAAAGCACCTCTAATTGTTTATATTCATATTCTTTATTCATAGTTAGATAAGGATTATTCCAATTTGCAAAAACACCAAAAGATTTAAATGTATTATTTTGTTTACTAGAAAATTCATTAGCCCAATCAGCACATTTACTACGTAATTCAGTAGTAGTTAAATTATTAAACTTCTTTTGAACTGCTAATTCAGTTGGTAGTCCATGACAATCAGATCCTGGTCTAAAATTTACTTTTTTCCCTTTCATCAATTGGTATTTAACGGTCATATCCTTTAACACTTTATTAAAAACGTGTCCGACATGTGCATCACCATTTGCATAAGGTGGTCCATCATGTAGTGTAAATTCGTCAGTGTTTAATAGATTTCTTTGATTTAATACATCAAATTTATTCCATAAGTCCAGTAATTCTGGTTCTCTTTTTTGTGAATCTGATCTTTGTGAAAAATCAGTTTTCGGCATATTTAGTTCTTTTTCCATAATTTCATTATTTTTTAATTTTTTTTTAATAAAAAACCCCAAGGATTTAAATCCTTGGGGTTAATTAAATAGTTATTCAAAGCCTATTCAATTGGTATGTACCAAGGAATTGAGTTCTGAATAATTATTATGTTTAAATTTTTCAACATTATTGTATATATTTTCTTTGTGCAAAGATACTAAAAATTTTTCAAAAATAGCTATTTAGTTTTTAAAATTATTGCCAAGATTATTTATGCTATTCATCATAGAGCTTGGATTAAAGTTAGGCATATTTTTTTGTTGTTGATCTTCTTCTTGTTTTCTTTGTCTTTCCTCTTCTTCATTTAAATCATTTACAATTTTAATATATTCTTCAAGTTGCCAAAATGGCCAAATGTCAATACACATTTCGTTAATGTTATAATGCTTTTGAAGTAGTATTTTATTTTTTAATAAAGGCCTCAAAGGCATCATGAATAACGAAAATACCTGACGCTCCGTTGGGAAATTGCATTTCTGCGTGGACCTCCACTCCACAAGATTCACAATTTTTTGATAATTCTTTTATACCAAATGTCATTTTAGATACAGCTCCATTCAAAAATTGAAAAGAAATATCATCTAAGTTTTCAAATTCTTGAAGTTTAGCTTTTATACCTTCATATGTAATAGAATTTCTACCATCTAACATAAATGGTATAATTTTTAGAAATGCTAAATTAGGTGTTTTATTTTCATTATTTTCTTTTATGATGAAGTCCGTAAAAGATTTTTGTATTCCAATATTTGGGGGTGTTAATTCAAATTTTGCCCCATTAATAGTTTCAAAAATAAATGAATTTTTTGCTTTACTATAGAAGTTATTCATTTTTTGATCTATTTCATGAAATTTAAAATTAGATCTTAACAATTCAAGTTGATTATCTTTTCCACATGTACATTTTACATTAACACCGAGTGTATTACCTTGTTGAAATGTTAATTCTCTTATCATAAATATAAGATATAGTCTATCTTGATCCTTTATATCTAAATAACTACCCATAGTTCCATTTGGATATTTAATTCGTACACATGCTTGTAACATATCATTCATTTTTTCAACGATGTCATAAAAATTATTGTCATCAACCATTGAATATGATTGGATCTCTCTAACTTGAGCAGCTCTTAACATTAAAGATGTACCAATTGGGTAAAATCTACCACATGGTAGGTCTTTAACATCAAATGATAGAAATTGCAAATCGGTAGTTCTTGTTGAATCACTATTTTGATATATTACCTCATTTACCATTTTTTGTGAAGGATTATCGTTTAGATTTCTTTCTAAGTGCTCTTTAAGATATTCTTCTTCAGATTTGTTTTTACTTTGCGTTCCCGACATAAAATGTAATTTATTTTTAATTATATATAGTTATATAATATATTCCCTTTAATGTTCTGATAGTAAAATAGATAAAAGTTATTTTTTAAATACAATATATAGTTAATGGGAACAATTATATACAGAATATATAGTTTATAATTGAGAACCAATTAAACAAAAAATAATATAAATAAAATGCCTTTACCACATTTTACACAATTACAGGTTACAGGTTCACCAGGTGGTCCTGGTACGAATCCACAAGAGCCGGTATATTTAAATCTCTTTGAGATTACATTTGTACTACCTACATTATTACAAGCTCAAGGTAGAGATCCTGTTTTATTATTACAACAAGCTCAAAATATTGATCTTAATATAACAAATAAAAGTATTGCTACTTCAAATCAGAGGTTTAAATACACATCTCGTGTTTTTTTAAATGCTGGTCCATCTGAAACACATATTGATGATTTTTCAATAGGTTTTAATGTGAATGTTAACAATGGTGGGTCTATGGAAACATGGACTGCATTAAGAGCATGGTATGACTTGGCTTGGAATTCACAAAATGGGTATTTACATTATAAAGCTGATATGATCGGTACTATCATTGTTAATCAACATGATAGAAAAGGATTGGTTTTAAGAAGAGTTACTTTTCAAAATTGCCAATTAAAAAGTGTTGCAGGTCCTTCATTAGCATATAGCGGTCAAGGAATTCTTGAGCCAGTTCAAGCAAATTTTGCATGTGATTACTGGATAGACGAGTATATTGATAATAACTTTGTTATTTCACCACCATTTATTGCTGGATATTAATCAAAAAAACCTCCTTTTGGAGGTTTTTTAATTTTATTTATTTTACTAAACTTTATATGTGATTATTGATATATACATAGTGAATCAGTTCGAATTTTTATTATTAAAAAAAAATGATTTATTTTCTTTTTGTAAAAAAAGAAATTTTAATCTAAAATATTGTCCAGAAATATTCAATTATATTGATAATCTATATAATCTAGATATCAATTGGAAAACTAAGCTTTATCTTTATGTGAGTAATATGACAGAACCTATGAGGTGTTTATGTTGTGGTAACTATACAAGTTTAATTTCAACTACAATTGGATTTCGTGATTTTTGCTCACGTAAATGTGTAACTAATTCTGATATTGTTAAGGGTAAAATTAAAAATACTATTAATAAAAAATGGGGATCTGATACAATTTTTGAAAGTGAATTTTTTAAAAAAAAGTCTAAGGAAACTCTTCTTAAAAATTGGGGAGTAGATAATATATCTAAAAATGAGAATATTAAAAAGAAAAAAGAATATTCGATGATATCTAATTTTGGGGTTAAATTTAATTCTCAGAGGGAAGATATTAAGAAAAAAATATCTTCCAATATGTCTAATTACAATAAGGAAAATAATACTAGCAGGCATATTATTCATTGGAACAGTAAATTAGAAAAATGTGGATTAACCTTTGTTTCAAAGGAAATAGGATCAGTTATCGAGATTTTATGTCCTAATGATAACCATTCTTTTAAAATACATAAAACTACACTTAATGATAGGTTAGCTAATAATACCCCTATATGTACTATTTGTAACCCTGTTGATGATTTGTCATCTTTTAAGGAAAAAGAATTATTTGAATTTATACAATCAATTTGTAAATATAGTGTTCAATCATCATATAGAGATGGTCTTGAAATTGATGTTTATATTGATGAGTTAAAAATAGGATTTGAATTTAATGGACTTTATTGGCATTCTGAAAAGTATAAAGACAAATTTTACCATATTGATAAAACAAATTATTTTAAAGATAGAGGAATTAGAATTATTCATATTTGGGAAGACGATTGGATATATAAAAAGGAAATTATTAAGTCTCAGATTAAATCTTTGATTGGAATTTCTGATAGGGTATATGCTAGAAATTGTAAAATTTATGTTTTAAATGATATTGATCAAGCATCAACTTTTTTAAATAATAATCACATACAAGGATTCGTTTCTTCTGTATTAAAATTAGGTCTTTTTTATGGTGATGATCTTGTTTCAATTATGACATTTGATCATTTTGAAGGTAGGAAAAAAATGATGCAAACAGAGTGGAATCTTAATAGATTTTGCAATAAAAAAGGTGTTACTGTTGTTGGTGGATTCTCTAAGCTACTTAATTATTTTTTATCTAACTATTCTTGTAGTAGATTAACCTCATATGCTGATAAATCGTGGAGCTTAGGTGAGGTTTATAAAAAAAATGGATTTTTAATCGTAAAGGATTCAATTCCTGACTATAAGTATATAGTTGAAAATGTTAGAGTAAATAAATCAAGATTTCGTACAATAGCTAATAGTCCTGAGAAAGATATTACATATTTGAAAATATGGGATTGTGGAAAAATTAAATATGAATTAACTAATCTATAGATTTTCTATATAATTAAAAAATTATTATTAATTATTGAAAGTTTATATAACAACAGATTGGCATTTTGGAATTTATTTAAATAATCTTGATAAATGGTTAAATATGATGGAAGATTACTTTATGAACTTTTTTATTCCTTTTTTAAAGGAAAATGTAAAAGAGGGTGATATATTAATCCATTGTGGCGATCTCTATGATAATAGAACTAGTATACCTATTATAGCTTCTTATAAGGCTGAAAAAATTCTTTTGGAAATATCTAAAATTTTACCTGTCCATTTAATTGTTGGTAATCATGATTTATGGAATAAAGGATCTAATGATGTTAATTCAGTTAGAGTATTTAACCATGTTAATAATATTAATGTTTATACTAAAACAGCAACTTTAGATTTACTTGGTACCAAATTAGTATTAATACCATGGGTTGAAAAAAGAGTTGATTTAATTAAAGAAATAGAATCTAATGTTGGTGATTATTTGTTTTGTCACTCAGATTTGAATGGTTGTAGAATGCATTTAAATTCAGTTGCACATAGAAATCCTGATAAGATTGATGTTGAATCATTTAATAAGTATAAAAAGGTTTTCTCAGGACATATACACATTAGACAAGTAAATAAAAATTTTACATTTGTTGGAAGTCCATATCAAATGGATAGAAATGATATGGGTGATCAAAAAGGTATCACAATTTTGGATATCTTAACGAATCAGGTTGAATTTTTCCCTAATAATTATTCTCCAGTTTTTAGGAAAATTTCCATTTCCAATGAAGAGGATATTGAATTACTTTCATCTTTAAAGGACACGAAAGATTATATTGATCTTTTGATATCAAATAATCTTTTAGTGAGTAATCGTAAATTAAGAAGGAAATTAGAAACAATTTTAGAGGTTGGGAATTTTGCTTCTGTTGAGTATATAGATGATATCGTCAAAACCGAAAAAGAGAAAAAAGATAAAGAATTAACCGAAGAAGAATTAGATATTTCTATTCGACTTGAATATGAGGAATTTATTAAATCATATATTAAGAATCAAGGATATGAAAATTCGGAATTTAAAGAAGGTGTTTTATTAGAATTTGATGAGGTTATTAAAATTTATAATGATAATTATAAATCTAAGAATGAGTAATATTTTGAGTTTCCTTTAATTTTACTAAAAATTCAGCTACTGTTATTTTTGGATTTGAACCTACTCTTTGTAGGTTTTTTATCTTTAATTTTTTACAAATTTTACCCCACTCTGATTTTACCCAATTATATACCATAACTCCTATAGTATTGGTATTGTTTCCTGATGACATATTATCTGCATCTTGATACACATAACCATCATAGTATGCCATTAAGTAAAACATGCCTAATATTTGAAAGATATCTTGGGTCTTTTTATACACATTAAATGAGTTATTATGTCGACTGTTGGACATTAGATACATATCGATTTTATCTAAATAGACAGATATATTTGATCCGTAGATTTCAACTCCTTTATATCGGCTAAAATCAGGCTTTTCATAGAAATATAATAGATCAAGATCTATGGTGTAAACGCCTAAGGATCCAACTATAACTTCAACAGGTTGAAGTAGTTGAGTTATTCTTTTATGACACTCTTGAAGATGGTTCGAGTATTTACTATTTACTATACCATCAAAGTTTTTAAATGTACCTTTTTTAATAGTTTTATTATTAGAGTCAGTTATTCTAATTTGAATACATTTGGCTCCAAAATGATAGCTTTCTTCTATTAATATTGTTCCATAATAGCCATACCCACTTATACTCTTTGATGTATCTTTTACATCTGGGACAGTATAATCATAATCCTCTAAGAATTCATGTAGTATGTCATATATTTCCAATATTTCATTTGTTTGACTCTCAAATATTTTATAATCTTTAATATAGTTAAATTTATGGCTCATAAATTGTTAAGGTGTAATTATCATATTTTTCTTTGAATTTGATACAAAATCCCATATCGTGTATTTCTTCAGCTATATCATCAAATTCTTTAATTTTTTCAACATCTTTAATCCAATTATACCCATCACCGGTCATATATTTACATAAAGATGCGAGAAGACTCATTTCATATTTAGAAGTTGCAGCCTTGTTAAAATTTAAATATAAATGATTGCTTTGCCTAAAGAACGAGACAGTAAATTTCACACCAGTAATATTAGATCGACAAACATCACTTATCATAGTATATAATTTATTATATGCATTATTAATATCATTTTTAAGTTCTATGTCTCTGTTTGATACCTTTTCACCTATTAATAAAATAAGGAAATATCCATTTTTAAGACATAATTTTGGTGAGTATTCTTTTAGATTTTCTAATATGTCAAATATTTGTAAGTAGTATTTTTTTAACTCTTCATTATTTCTATAAAAGTAAAATTCAGATGAGTCAAAAGTTGAGATTGAATCCCAGTTATCTATACGAGCACTTTGCTTTATTGATTCATTGATTTTAATTAAAATCAATTTAGCATTATGTGATTTATCATCTATATTTTTAATATCTGAATATAGATTTAAATTGTCATTACAATAATAATCATATAATTTATAGGAAAAGTCTTTATACTCTGATAAAATTGACTCCACTTTATCTGTGTTTATATGTACAGATTCATTTAATGATGAAAATTTTCTCATAGTGTTATATATTAATTTGCTTGGTAAAGAATATAAGATTTTATATATATTGAAAATAGTATTTAGTATTTAAATGCAGAATCTTATATTCTTTGATAAAGAAGGCAATCCATTAAATTTTTATTATAATAGTTCACTAGAAAGATATGAAGGTGATATATTATTTCCTGAAAATTCTAATGATACTTTTAAAACCCAAGCATTATATTTATTTGAGAAAATCCCAGCTTTTGAGTATGAGAATACTGATTTAACGCTTAGAAAATTTCAAATCTTTAATGAATTTGGTATTAATTTCTATCAAGGGGTAGCAACTCAATCTATTACGAAAATCGAGCCTGTAAATCAAGAGAGTAATTATTATTCAAAATGGATATATGGCAAGAATATAGAATTAAATTATAAAATAGGAACATTTATTAGATTTAATAAAACAGTTTTTGAATTTACTTCAATTAATCGAATTTATACTGTTATTGGATCTAAAAGGGGTGCAATTCTTATAATTTCTTTAATGGATAATAAATCATTCTATTCTTCATATATCCATTTTGAATAATAATTACTCTCTT